ATAATACATATTGAAGCCTACAAAAAGTCACAAGGTCATCTTGAACGACCATACGGGGAGTGTGGTTGCGGTGGTGATTCTTTCGGGCTGATTCTTTCTGATTGGTCAGAGGATGCAAGCGTGTTTGCCTTGAGATGCTTTTCCTGTGATGCAGTTGTCGAGCTTGAACCCCCGATAATAATAACGTGTGAGTTGGAATAGATGTGGAAATGATAACATTCATCGTGGACAATGCCACTTTAAGTTACGGTAGATTTATCTGTGCGATGCAGATGTGGATTATCGCAAGCGCCGCTATCTTCAAGTACAATCTGGGGTGCTATTTGTTTTGGAAATAGACACCCTCCTTTAGCTATGTTGTAGATATGTTGTATAGCCCCTCCGCAAACCCTTGCTATCAGGTACGGGCGGCAGGTTGAACACCTGGCGAGGTTAAGGAGCATCTTCCAAAACAGCCACCACCTGATCCCATCTAACATATCTTACATCGTGTTCATATATGCTGTCTTGACACCACGTTACCTCATCTATCTCATCTCCATCATCGTCGATCAATTGTAGATATATTGTTTTGGGTGCTTCCATTATTTACCTCATTTTGGTTGTATAGATGTTGTATAGTTAATGAAACAGCTTTAATTGTTGGTTTTCCTTTTCGATACGTTTAGCCGCTATCTCGCAGTACTTTTCCTCTATCTCTATGCCTATCCAACGGCGGTTTAGGCGCTCACAGGCTATTGCTGTTGTGCCTGAACCGAGAAAGGGATCCATTGTAATGCCACCGGGGGTTCTTGCTACTATTTTAAAATATGCCTCAACACCATCCTGAGCAGGATGACACCGCTTATTTTTTTTAAAATTTGACTGGGCCGCTGTATAATCACAAACGTCAAAGGTATTTATTCCCCTTGTCTCTGAAAGCATCGGTTTTCTTTTCCCGTTTTTAAACATAGCAACAGGTTGGATTGTTGGGATCCATGGCCACCTTGGTGATGAACCAACAAGATTTCTACGCCGAAGCCAAAGCCATTGAACAAAAGTAAATCCACCCTTAATCCCCATTTGTTTAACAATATCAAAGTGAATCATTCCTGATATTAGATATAAAATTAAATCTTCATTTTTAAAAAGTATCCCTAATAAATTTTCATACCAATCCCAATACTCTTGGGGGTCTTTATTATCGTCAACATTATCACCATAATCTAATCCAACATTATAGGGGGGGCTTGTCAGCACCAAGTCAACAGTCTCAATCTCTGGCATTATCTCAAGACAATCACCGTGATACAGCTTGCCTAATTCTGTCTCGTAGTAGGGGGTCATCTATGCTCCTTTCCCCCACTGTGGCCCGTGTTCTATTTCGATATGGCAACGGTAGCATTTAATTTTACACTGGTTAACATCATCCCCGATCTTTGCTCGGCGCTTTCCGTGGGCAACGTGGGCGCATGTGAAAACATCGAATACATTCTTGCCGTCCTGGGTTAGTTCGTATAGTGGCAACCACCTTTTACAATTAGCACAATGGGGGCCGTGAATGTCGTAGACCTCTTTACGAAATTTGGTGTATGCCTTGCCCTCATGTTTGGGCGGTATATTTTTGGGGCAGGGGTTCATCCGAAAAATCCACCCCAATAAAGCAGACCAAAAGTGAGAACTAAATTAATCGTACTACTAACCGCACTATAGTTTTTCCGTGGCATGTCGTGTCGATAAACCTCTGCAATCCAACAAAGAATACCTAAGACTAAAAAAATCCATTGTGGTGTTCCCATAATTACCTCCTATTCGTTGCCCTACATCTGTTATTGTCCAACCTACATGCCGGACACTTGTTCTTACGCTTAACGTCTTTGTATAAAAAGCTTTTCCTGCAACCGGAGCAAACGACCCAATTTTCATCTATCCGGTAATAGAACCATCTCTGCCTATTCATAGTTACCGCCTATGGTTACGGGTTTTGGGTCTGCTCTAATCATTCTATTCGTTTCCCACTATTCTTGGCTTCAATCCCTTGCCACTTGCCCAATCTCTATAATATCTTTCTGTTTTCACCCCTGGGGCAAAGTGTCTATCGTAGTTATAGTTGCGTTCTTTTTCCTTGAACCATGGTTCGCCTCTCCACTTTAAATAAGCCCGATACATATTGGGATTTTTCGATTTAAGGTCATCATCAAGCGGAACGAAGGTATAAATAACCGGGAGGTCGGGAATATACGTTTCAGCGTCTTCGGGGTCGCACCATTGATACACTACGCTTCCATTATTGTCCCCAGACTCAACAATAAACGCAAATGTCATTTCTCCGATTTCAATATCCCCGCTAATCACATGGTTGGTTGCGTTTATTTGGTGTACGTCCGATATGTGGACGGTTTGGGTGTCTTCTTTATTCCAGCCAGCATCGCAGATTTCTTCCATTGCGTTTGTAGCCACTTCTGACCCAACCAATTCGCACCAATCTATAAAGTCCTGGTTATCCATAATTACCTCCTATGCATTCTCGCCTTGGCTTGCTCCACCAATTCGTCTTCATCCATTTTTACCATGCCGGCCAATTCCTTAAAGCCCTTGTCGAAAAACTTGTTTGCTTCCAGATGGTCTAAATTCTGAAACGATATTGATATAGGTTCTATGTAAACAATCCCGCCAACGGATTTAAACCGTTTTATCATCCAGGGATGTTTTTTGCCTACCCGTATCTTTACCTCAAAGTCGATTTCCTTATCGATAAATTGATTGTTATGGTCTGACAATAATTCCGCAACCGTGGCACAGCATTTCCAATACAACCCCAATTGAGTGATAGACCTTTCCCGTTTCGTGCCGGTGAATTTGCTCTCAAGAATCTGATAGAGTGCGTGTTCCTTGCTTTTCTCAAGGGCTTCGTCGCCATAGGGGAGGTAATGCCAATAACGGAACTCACACGCCGGACATTTGTGGCGTAATTGAGTGGGGATGTTTATTGATCGTTTTTTCTTTGCTTTCTTTGGCATTATAATTGCCTAATTTGAGCCAATGCCGATTTAAGTAACAATTCAAGTTCGTCGATTATTTCGCTAAACAATTTTTTTGCATCGTTACTTTCCAGGATCGGAGATGGTGCTTGATAAATATTAAAATCCATAATCCACTTGGTTAATTTATCTTTATCGGGCCTCAATTCCTCGATCCGTTTTGCCACGTTCTCTGCCTCGGTTCGCCGCTCTGCGGCCATTTTCGCTTGGTGCTTGGCGAGATCCTCTGCGTCTTTGGCGGCCTGAATCTCAGCATCTTCGGCGGCTTTCTTGTCGGCGGCTTCTTTGGCGATACGGTCTTTTTCGTCCTGAATGGCCTTGGTTTGAGCATCAATGTCGGCTTGTCTGGCATCGAGTTCGGCTTGTCTGGCTTTATCTGCGGCGGCTAAATCAGCCGCTATCTTCTCCAACCGTTCCCTTTCGGCATCCTGGGCGACCCTTTCCTTTTCCAATCGCTCAGATTCAGCTTTGCGGTCTGCGGCTTCTTGGGCGAGTCGCTTTTTCTCAGCAGCTTCGGCTTCGGCTTTTTCCCTTTGGGCTTCGTTGAACTCAAAGGTTTTGTCGTCGAGTAGGCATTGGAATTCATCGTCGGTCAGCACGGCAATTTCCATAATTGGCATTGAAACACCAACGGCGGACAGGTCATCAAATCGCTTATCCCTTTTTTTGCGCTCTTTCTCGGCTTCTTCGGCCTCGATGCGCCTCTGCTCCAGAACGACCTTGTTTTCCTCGGCCTGAAGGTGTGTTTCGATTGGTTCCAAAAGTCCGGTGATTCGCTTGGCTTCATCTTCAACATTTCGGCACCACTCAAGGGCATCCTTTTTGAGTTCCTTGCGCTTTTTATCAACCGATACCCTGTGACCCTTAACGACCATCCGGGCATCGTGAACGGCTTTAAATTCGTCCTTGTCCTCAAGATCGGTGATGGTGAGCCCCATGTATATGCTTTCCATCTGGGCGATTGCTGCGTTTGTTATATCGTATTCAACAATCGCTTTTGTTACTTCAGCTTTCTGTAGCATCGTCGGTCTCCTTTTCGGGGTTGCTTATAGTTATGGTGCAGGATAGGGGGTGGTAATCCCTGCCTTTAATTTCAAACTCCCCGATTATCCCCTCCCTAAGAAAATTGTTTTTTACCCCTTCCAAAATGAGGCTTCTCACAGTTTCTTCGCTCAGATTTATTGTGGTTTCTCCGATCATGATTTTCATACTGCCTCCTATGCTTGTTTTAACTTGCGAATTGTTTTAACTAATTCATCAATGAATTTATCCAACTCTTCCTTTAATTTTAATATAAACGGTTCAACCCTGCTAACTTCCAGGATTAGCGGTTTCATATCCGGGTAAAAACACATAAAATAATACTTCTGGAATCCAGCTATAAACATTGTGCCTTGAATCTGTTGGTATTTTTTGGCATGCTTAATGGCCTTGTCGGGATGAGTAAAACAATATCCCGCTGATGCACTTTCAGGGCAGTAGATTTCAAGGCCCGAATTTTCCATTAGCCCGTCCGGGGATGCAGAATATTTCTTTTGTTCATCGGCGTAAATCATACCGACCTGTTTGACTTCAACCTCACGTGCAAAAGCAAACAATTTTCTTGCCTCCGGTTCAAATTCCAAACCCCTCTTCATTGCTGGACTTTGAAATTCTTTGCCAGCATACTTTCCAGTTATGTTTTCAATCGCCAGTTGATACATATATTTATCAGCAGATTCAGAGGGCTTGCCCGTTGTCGTAACAATTTTATTAAAGTTCGACGCTGTTGGCTTTTTAATTCTCTCGTTCCACCATTCAGGACTGTATTGTTCGCAATCTACAATTATCATCCATCGTCCCCATGTTGCCTTATCGGCTTCCTTGCCGTTCTAACTGTTTTAAGAGCGGCAAGGGCTGCTTTATACTTCTTCAACGGAATGGTTTCGACAGACTCAACTTCGAGAAATTCCAAAAACTTTTTACCACCGTCTGCGTATAAATCAGCAATGGCATCGTTGATTTCCGTCTGTTGGTCGAGGGTGATGTATTCAACCGGAGTCCCGGCGGCGTTGCCATCATCGTCCCTATTGGCATCCGTAGCCGCTAATCCGGTAACAGATTCAAATGTAACCCCCTTTAAATACGTGATTGTTGATTTGATTTGCTGAATTGGGTTTTTAGAATTGCCGCCACTTTTATCCGGGGGTGCTGACATGGAAACAGATTCGCTATGTCCCAATCTATGACTCAATTTACAGGCAACCGTAATCAATTCTCCGGCTTGGGTTATTTCATATGATGCCGACAATCCGTGCTTTCCAAGTACCGGGTTCACCGTCTTTAAAAGGTTTCCAATAGATGTGTACCCCGAATTATTGAACTGAGAATTTTTTTTATCCTTGAGAACTTCGGGTGGGTTCTCTTTGAAACCCGCAACGGCACCGAAATATGCTTTCTTCGCCTCGTTTTCTTCCCACTTTATTTGAAGCTCAAGCATTTTCTCAATGTCAGCAAGACTTTGACCGTGGGCCAACCCTAACTTTGTCATTGCAAACGGTGAATTTACATCATCGACAACAATCAGCTTGCCCTCGCTACGCTCTTCAAACTTTTTTATGTCTCTCTCTTCAATGTTCTTCATTATTCTATCTCCTCAAAAAATTCTTTTCCTGCTTCGTCATATCCATCGCTATAGCCTTCATCATACTTGGAGTCTTGGCACTTTTCACACGGTTCAACCGCGATATATTCAGAGTGACCGTTCCTTCCCTCTGTGCAGTTCCCGCAAAGACCGTTTCCGCAAGAACAGTAAACCTCAAACTCTATTTGGTATGATAAGCTTGGCATTCTTCTATCTCCTCAAATATCGTTGGTAGCACTCACTTGGATGGGTTAATCTAATATATAGTCT